ACACAGCACCCGAAGGGAAATGAGAATGTTTAACATGACACTTGAGCAACACTTGGAAGAGATGGGTATCCGTCCCAAGTCAATCATCCGTGAGCTAGAGGAACTCCTTGATCCACGGCTGGAGTATCTGGCAAAGGGCTACTTCAATGACCCCCGCAATGGAAATAATGAGGTGCCTTTCTAATGATTAAAGCAACGTACATAGACCACATGGGCAATGACCTGACCGTAGCTAACGCTGCACGGGTGTCATTCGGTAAGACCAGTGAGATGGAAGACGATCCGTGGGGGCCACCTAAGCTCAAAGCTAAGGATGATAAGCTGATCCGTTACCTAGCCGAGCATAAACACATCAGTCCCTTCGGACATTGCTTCGCCAGCTTCCACGTCAAGGCTCCGATCTTTGTAGCACGGCAGCTAGTCAAGCATAAGTTCCTGAGATGGAACGAAATTTCTAGGCGGTATGTTGATGATGAGCCTGAGCTCTACACTCCTTATGCGTGGCGTGGGCGTAGTGCCGACAAGAAGCAAGGTAGTGAGGGTGTAGTAAATGTGGGTGACTGGGGTAGTTCAGGATGGGCAGCACTTAAAGCCTACAAAGACCTACTAGCTCACGGTGTAGCACCTGAGCAAGCCCGTATGGAACTACCACAGTCCACGATGACTGAGTGGTACTGGTCAGGTAGCCTTGATGCCTTTGCTGACATGTGCCGCCTACGTTGCAAGCCTGACACACAGGCAGAGACACGAGAGGTAGCTGACCAGATTGATCGTAAGATGCTTGAACTATTCCCTGTATCGTGGGAGGCTTTGACAGATGCCTAAACTATATGACTTAGAGCCAATGATAATGGACTGTTGGCAGGTCTGTAATGACCTTGAGGTTGTGTTCAGACAGATAGGTGACGGTGAGCGTGACCCTACACAAGATGAACTGATGAACGCCCTTCTTGGTATGCAGCAGCTATACCAGTGGAAGTTTGAGCAGTTGTTCTTTAAGTATGAACAGGTGATAGCAGAGGGTAGAAAGAAATATGATTAGACCCATGACACCAGAGGAACGTAAGGCTTCTCAAGAACGTGACGAAAAGAATAAGTGGCGCAAGTGTGTAAGCTGTGGTAATGCAAGCAAGGATACATGGTGTGGCTTCTGTTTGGAGGAAGAGTAATGATAAACAGTGAGTGGCGAAAGTTGATAGCAGAACAAGAGGACTTTAAGGAGAACGTAATGGCAGAACATACATCAGACATCGTGAATGAACCTAAGCATTATGCACGGTGGAAGATCGAACCTATCACATATATCATGCAGAATGGCTTTGAGTTCTGGCGTGGGAATATCATCAAGTATGCCAGTCGTGCAGGATACAAGCCCTACGAGGGAATGAGTAAGGCTCAGTGCGAGATCACAGACCTTGAGAAGGTCATCCGCTATGCACAAATGCGTATCAATCAACTGGAGGGTAAGGACAAGCTATGACTAAAGGGGAGATAAAGAAACTCATTAGGGCTTTGGATAAGTCTGAGGATGTCACAGTCGAGGAAGCTGTGTATTTAATCCGAAAGCGACAGCGAGAGTTAGAGAACTTGGAGGTAGAGTATGAGCTTAACTGGGCCTGAGATCGTAAGCATGTGCGAGAGATTGGCTTACAAGTACAACCGTGTTGACATGAGGGATGATTTGGTCTCCGAGGGAATATTGGCGATTTATGAGAGGTTGGAGGTCAAATCAGATGAATACCCCGCCAGTCTTTACAGGAGAGCTAATAAGGCTATGCACGACTATATCAATAGGCGATCCAGGATTGTGCATATACCCTACACAAGAACGGCAGAAAGCCTCTCAAAGGGTGTTGAGTATAAGCACGGGTCTTATTCAAAGAAGGGCAAGGAGGAACTGGCAAAGGCACTATCTACAACGTCTGTGAGTTTTGACGACAGCTTCTCTTTGTCCGTTAAAGACTGTTCTCAAAAGTATGAGACTGATGAGTTCATTGCGAAAGCTCTTAATTTACTGGACGACATAGACAGGGAGATTATATACAAGAGGTACTTTGAGGAATGTTCTCAAGGTGATTTGGCTGAGATATGTGGTGTTAGCCAACAGTCAATATCTAGGAGAGAAGAGGCAGCACTTTACAAAATGTCACAACTGTAACAATTCGTGAAGTGTGAAAGACTGAAAAAGGTCTATATAAGTAAGTGTAGCCCTCTTAAGTTACCTCTAGAGTTGCTCAAGTGTTACTGGTCTGTGGTGGTGGCTTCAAAAAGGTTACTCTAGAGTTACTCTAGAGATACCACTTATTTAATCCACCACAGACCACCATAACTCTAGATAACTTAAACATAAGGAATATAATATGAGTGATAAAAGTAATCTGCCGTGTCCCTTTGTGTCGTGCGGTTCTTCAGATGCTTTTAGTTATAACAGTAATGGTTATGGAAAATGCCACTCCTGTAATACTAATTACCCGTCAAGACAGAAGACGTTTGATTGGGCATCTGAAAAATATCCTACGGTAGAAAGAGAAGGGTACTCGTTTACCCCTAAGAAGATTGAGCCGCCAATTCAACAAGACCCCAGCATTGGAAAACATGAAAGTATGCGCGGTATCGATGAGGGGGTTATGGCGGAGTATGGTGTATTGACCTACCCTGACCGTCAAGAATACATATACCCCAGCGGGGGAATTAAAGTGAGGAAGTTACCAGAGAAGGGCTTCTATGCTAAAGATGGGTTTAAATCCGATGAACTATTCGGAATGAATCTTTTTACCGCTGGGTCTAGTAACGCCGTGACAATTACTGAGGGTGAGATAGACGCCCTTTCTGTATATCAAATGGTGCAGAGTAAATTCAGTAATCCTGTTGTGTCGTTGCCATCTGCTACGCCATCTAAGAAGTTGTGGGAGAATTGCGCGGAGTGGCTTAACGCTTTCGACAAGATCATCCTGTCGGTTGATAACGATGAAGCTGGAAATAATCTTTCTGATAACATAGCAAAGTTATTCCCTAACAAAGTATATCGGGTTGACCATCGTCCATATAAAGATGCTAACGAGTTCTTACAGGCTGGCAAAGCATCAGAGTTCAAACAGGCTTGGTGGAACGCTCGTAAGTACATGCCTGAGAATGTGATGAACAGCACACAGGATTTCTTGTCGTTGTATAAGGATACACCTGAGCATCAGTATGTGCCGACAGGTATCCAAGCCTTAGACGATAAAATCTTAGGTTTGATGCAAGGTCACTTTACGGTAATCAAAGCACCCACGGGTATCGGCAAGACGGAGATCATGCGTTATCTTGAATACAATATGTTGCAGAAGGGAATACCGATTGCTGCGTGGCACTTGGAGGAAACTAAGCTGCGATCTCTTCTGGGTCTAGTTAGTTACGAGTGTAATGACAATCTAACCCGCAGGGACTTGATTGATGAAAAGGGGGCAGAGGAAAAAGTCTTTGGCGCTATCGAAAGTCTCACTAAAGATGAGAACTTCTACCAGTTCTACCTAAGTGATGGTCAAGATGCTGACGATCTTATCGACCAGATACGTTACTTTGCTGTAGCCTGTGGCGTTAAGTTTGTTTTCTTTGAGCCTATCCAAGATGTCTTGGTTGGCACGTCTGAGGATAGTAAAGAACAGATGCTGGCTGATTTATCTGTTAGGTTGTCAAAGGTGTCTGCTGAGTTAAACGTGGGTATCGTAACTATCGCCCACACTAACGATGATGGTCAGATGAAATACTGTCGTATGATCGGACAACGTGCGTCCGTGATTGTTAACCTAAGTCGTGATAAAGATTCTGATGATCTACAAGAGCGTAACACAACGTATCTAAGTGTTGAGAAGAACCGACCCTGTTCAGAAGAAGGTAACGCAGGGATGATGCGGTTTAACACTGATACCTTCACACTTACAGAGGTAATGTAAAATATGACAACAGTATTCGACATTGAAACAGACGGTCTATTAGATGAGTTGACCAAGATTCATGTCATGTCTTGGTCTAATGACATGGGTGAAGTT